GTATGCGGTATCCAACCGGCTGAACGGGCTGAGCACGAGCCGGGCGGACGTGGTCGTCCAGAGCGGCAAGGCGTACACCGCGGCTCTGACGCTGAACGAGGGATACTGGCTCATATCCATCAAGGTAACGATGGGCGGCGAAGACGTGACAGCCACCGCATGGAACGAGAAAAAGATGACCGTCTCCATCTCCGATGTGACGGGAAACATCGTCATAACGGCAGAGGCGAAGCTCCCGATGCTGAAGGAACTGGCGGTGGGAGCGGTGACAAAACTGGTGGAAAAGGACGGGGCAGCGGCGGAAGAATTCATGGTCATAGCGCAGGACTACGAGAAAGAGCTGAACGGCGAAGGCCGGACGCTCCTTGCCCGGCGGCACGGTATCACCGGGAAAAAATGGAACACAACATGGTGTACGTATGCCGACAGCCTGATTGACGTCTACCTGAACAGCGAATACCTGAAGGACGCCCCACAGGCGCTGAAAGACATTCTGACGGAGACAAAATTTTACTACACGCCCGGCTACTCCGGAAGCGGCAGCAGCTATACAGGAAGCCACACGGTGACCACGCTGAGCCGGAAGGTCTTTTTGCCCTCGTGCTATGAGTTCGGATTCGAGTCATACGGATACACTTCGGCCAGCAGCCCGAAATACTACCACCTGGAAGGCTCGACCTTTGCCGATGCAAAGAAGCTTGCTCTGGCGCTGCTGGCGGCGGATGCCGAAACGGCGGGGAGCGTACCGAACACTTATTTCCATTTCTGCCTCTGGACCCGGACGCCGGTACTGAACGACTACGGTAGCGGCCTGACCGGAAGTGCGCTGAAAGAGTATCTGTACAAGTGCGCTGAAGCGGTGTGGGCGCAGATGCTGACGGCACCGGATAAGCTGGACTGGGGCGGATACAAGGTGAACGAACCGGAAAACATGAGCTGGCCTGACCTTTACAAGTGCTGGACGCACCCCTGTTTTACACTGCCGGGAAATACCGTTATCGACGCAAAGGGAAATATCGTGGAGGTGAGAGAAGAATGAGCACGGATAATGCACTGGACGCCCTGACGGCGCGGATGCTGGAAGCCGTAAAGAACACCCGCGAAAGCGCGGACTCCGCTGCAGTCAGCGCCCAGCAGGCACAGAAGATGGCGGAGGGAGAGATGCAGGGAACGTCGCTGACTGGCGCAGAGAAAAAGCTGCTGGTGCAGATATTGCAGCTGGCGGCGAACAAGAACAGCGAGATGCAGCCCGCGGTGGATGAGCTGAAAAAGCTCTGGAAGGAGAGTTCCTGATGATAGAACGCAATATCTCCCTCGCCTCGACGGGTTCGGCGCGGACATCGGGCTGTGACAACCAGCTGCGTCTGGGCTATAGCAGGAACCGGGGGATATACCGGCTGAACATCACCCAGACCGGCGAGTGGGAGGGAATGACCATCCGGGCGCTGTGGCACACAGAGCGGGGAATGCTGTTTTCGTCGCTCGTGGAGGACGGAAAAATAGAAGTACCCGCCATCGTGACCTCTACACCCGGGTGCGGCAGGCTCGTCTTTGAGGGAAGCGACGGAACCCGCACCCTGACCAGCGCGGACATCAAGTACAGCGTGGCCATGAACAGCGGCACGATGGGGGACATCCCCGAACCGCCGGTGCCTGCATGGCAACAGCTGGTAGCCCTCGTGGAGCAGGCAAAGGACGAGGCGTGGCAGGCCGGAAAGGACGCCAGACAGAGTGCCGCAAAGGCCAATGAAGCATATGAAAACACCATCGGCGCAAAAGACTCGGCTGTAACGGAGATACGCAAAGCCGAGACGGATGCACTGAACAATGTGGAGGCATCAGCCGGCCCGGCGGCGTCTGCGGCTGCGGATGCTGCCGCAGCAGGCGCAAAGGAAAAAACCGAAAAGGCCATTCAGGAAGTAAAGGACAGCGCGGTAAAGGAAGTGAAAGATGCCGCAGCAGGGGCAGCCGCCCGCGCTGCCAAGTCAGCAACGGATGCGGCCAGCTCTGCCGCCGAAGCAAAGAAGACAGCCCAGGACATCCAGGGCTACTACGACGGCGTACAGGATCTCGTGACCGACACGCTGCGAGACTACACCGGCGGCTACTACCGCAGCTATGATTTGACCATCCCGGCGGCGGGCTGGAAAGAGATGACCAAGTCCGTAGGACGGTACTGGTACAGCTGCGACGTGGCCATCGAGGGGTGCGACAGCTCTTACGTCCCGATGGGGACCCTGACGCTGGACACGGCCGGAGAGGTCGAAAAGGCAAACCTTGCGACGGTGCTTCAGACCGTGGAGGGCGGTGTGCGGTTCTACGCTGCTATCCCCCCGAAGGTGAACATCCGTGCCTTTGTAACGCTGTTTGCAAAGGGAACAGCATCGATGCAGCAGGCATCCGCTGAAGAAGTGCAGAGGATGCTTGACGAAATTTTTAATGGATAAAAGAAAGAGAGGAAAAAACACATGGCCAGTTATGATTTGACCCGTATCCCCGCGCTGCGCGACCTGCAGGAGCTGGGCCGCCGCCAGAAGAATGTGACGGACGGTCTCGGCCAGCGCGTATCTGCGCTGGAGACCAATGCTCCCACCAAGGTGGGCGACCTGACGAACGACAAGAAATATCAGACGGAGACGGAAGTCTCCGCCGCCATCAACAAAGCTGTCGCTGCGGCAGACCACCTGAAGCGCAAGATCGTCGCCTCGACCGGGAACATCGACCTGAAGGCGGCAGACGCTGCACAGTACATCTACATGGTCCCGAAGGGTACTGCCGGTACCTCCGACAAGTACGACGAGTACATGGTCATCGACGGCGTGCTGGAAAAGATGGGCGACTGGAAAGTGGATCTGAGCGGCTATGTCCAGAAGGAAGCCGGCAAGGGTCTCTCGACCAACGACTACACCAGCGCGGACAAGCAGAAAGTGACCAACATGGAAAAGACCATGGACGCCCGCATCACCGCCAGAATGGCGACCGACACCGAAGTGAACGCGATGCTGGATGAACTGTTTGGCTCTTAAAGGAGGACAAGATGGGGATAACGCTTGCTCATCTGAAGGAAGCCGTGGACCGGCTGCTGGACAGGATCGCGCTGGTGGCTCAGACGGCCTCCAAGAGCATCGAAGAGATGGGAAAGACAAAGGCAGATAAGGTGAACATCATGTCTTTGACCATCCCGGCCAGCGGCTGGTCGAGCGACAGCACTGCGGGATGTCCGTATTATCTGGACATCCCGGTGTCCGGCCTGACGGCAAACGACTGTGTGGCCGTAGTGGTAGCACCGACCTGTGCAAAGACCGCCCTGACGGCAGGACTCACATCGACCGAAAGCTTTGCAGGAAAACTGCGGCTGCGAGCGCAGCAGACGCCGACAGCTGCCATCACGGCAGTTTATTACATTGTGAAATAGGAGGGATGGACCTATGGCATGGGGTCCCATATCGGTCGGCGGCAGTGTGAGCGGTTACACGCTGCCGACAGCAACGGCCAGCGTCCTTGGCGGCGTGAAGACCGGCAACAACATCACGAACTCCGGCGGCACCATCAGCATCACCAAAGCCAACGTGACGGCGGCGCTGGGTTATACGCCGCCCACGACCAACACCTGGCGCGGCGTGCAGGACAACCTGACCAGCACGGCCAACGACCAGAGTCTGAGCGCAAATCAGGGCAAGGTGCTGAAAGGCCTCGTGGACGGCAAGGCGGCGTCCAGCCATACCCATGACGACCGGTACTACACCGAGAGTGAGATGAACACCAAGCTGAATGGGAAGGCGAACGCAAACCACACCCATGATGACCGGTATTACACCGAAAGCGAGATGAACACCAAACTCAACGGCAAAGCCAACAGTTCCCACACCCACAACTACGCCGGTTCCGGCTCTGCGGGCGGCACGGCCAACTCGGTCAACGGCCTGACTTTTGCCGCCCAGACCACCGACCCGGGGGCGGGAAGCGCATTGACCACCAACAAGGTGCTCATCGTGTACGTGTAAGGAGGTGAAACTTCAAAATGGCAAAAGCAGTTTATGTGGGCGTTGGCAGCAAAGCCCGCAAGATGAAAAAAGCCTACATCGGCATCGGCGGTAAGGCCCGCAAGGTCAAGAAGATGTACATCGGTGTCGGAGGCAAGGCGAGGCTGTGCTACAGTGCAGAGCTGGAAAAGGTCGGGATGGCTAC